CAAGCGCAGAGCAGGTCGCAACTCAATCCAGACGGCTCTCCAGCTACCACGGAACAGGGCGCAACAACGGATGGCTCGCCTACTCCTACTGGTCAAGAGGCTCTCATCGACTACTCCCTCAATGGGGCGCAGATTTCCTCTCTTATTCAAATCATCAATGCAGTTGCCGCTGGTGCAATTACTCAAGAGGGAGCGAATGCAATCATCCGTGGAGCATTCCCCAATATTCCAGATTCAGTTATTCAAAGCATTGTAGGTGGAATTAATGTCGGAACCCTTGCCCCCACAGGTAAAGTTTCTGTTGCAGAGGCGGCACAAGCACCAGCAGAACAAACCAAACCAGAAAAACTTGGCTCAAATGATGTTCCTCCGATTGGAGAGCAAGACACAGAAACAGGCAAATACGAATCTGGCGGTGATGGGGATATTGATGTGGGTGAAGTGCGTGAACCAACCGAAAAAGGCGCAGTTGAAAACCTTCCTACTGGTAGCACAAAAGAGGGCAAACTAACCCCTAAAGTTCCAAGTATTTTAAGTTCCTTAGACAGGCAAAGCGTTGAACTATTGGTTAAAGGAATGCTTAATGCTTGCGAGCTTGGAAAGTATTCAGACATTGATTTTACCCCACCACAGGGCGTAAAGGAAGCGGCCAAGAGAGGGTTAGAAGTAAGAGCAACTAAGCCAGCTAGTCAGCGCGGAGGCACGCCAGTTGGGATTGCTAGGGCTAGGGATTTGTCTGGGGGCAAGGAAATTTCTCCCGACACGGCAAGGCGCATGAAGGCTTTCTTTGATCGGCATGAAGTGGACAAGGAAGGATCGACTTGGAGCGAGAAAGGCAAGGGGTGGCAAGCATGGCAACTCTGGGGCGGTGACGCTGGATATGCTTGGGCAAAGAAGCTGGTCAAACAAATGAATAGCCGAGACGAACAGCTTGAAGAACCCGCCGCTTGCCCCATCGCCACGCAAGACATCAAGACCAATTTAGAAAACAGGCAGAACGCCGTGGACGATGCAAACTATGGCCCCGCCAATCCCAACGAGCCAAATGAGGATTACTGGAAGGCGAAAGCTGGTGAATTTCAAGGCGATGTAGCCACGGCCAAGAAGATGCTTTGCGGTAATTGTGCCGCCTTTAATCAAACCAAGAAGCTACTAGGTTGCATAAGCAGGGGAATTGGAGAGGATGCTGGTGAGGTGGAAATGGGCGGGAATCTTGGGTATTGCGAAATTTTTGACTTTAAATGTGCGGCCAAACGGACTTGCGATGCTTGGATTGTTGGTGGGCCGATTACTGACAAGAAGATTGACAAGAAAGTATAACCTTATGGAAAGCGCCAACGGCGAGACAATCCTGACCAATCTTCTGACCTATCAGAATCAGCTTCGCATATTCCATTGGCAGACAAAAAGTTATAGTCAGCATAAGAGCTTTGGGAAAGCGTATGAGATGCTCGATGAAAAGATCGACAATTTCCTAGAGACATTCTTCGGAAAGTATGGGCGCATCCTTTCGGCCTCTGTATTTGGCATTGAGCTAGACAACTTCTCGCCAGATTCTTTTGGGGAATATAACGATGAGTTCATCGCTTTCTTGTCGGACGAGCTTCCCGGCTATCTTTCCGAAGGCGACACCGACTTGCTTAATATCCGAGACGACATTCTTGGCGCAGTTAATCGCCTCAAGTATCTCCTAACCCTAGCCTAATATGCCCCTCCCTAGCCCAGAGAAAAAAGACAAGATCAAGGATTTTGTTAGTCGCTTCATGGGCAACGAAACAGCTATCAAGGATTTTAAGGATGTGAAACAAAGGGCGGCGGTTGCCTATCAGACCTATCGGGACTGGAAAAAGAAGCAGAGGCGCAACAAATCCCTAGAGGATGCCAGCATCATCCCAGATGTATATATCTTGAGCCAAGGCGAGGCTAAAGGACACGATCTTTATATTGATAAGACCAGCCTTGAACAAGCCTATCAGTTAATGAAAGCCGCCCCGAATGGAATTAAATGTAAGCTCAATCATGGATCGGGACTGGACGCAGTAGTAGGTTATGCTCGCAATCCCCGCATCGAGGGGGACAAACTTAAAGCCGATCTTCACTTGCTGAAAAGCTCGCCCCATTATGGCTTAATCAAAGAGATGGCAGACGAAGCTCCAGATCAGTTCGGGGTTTCCTTGGCTTTTATGAACGAATCTGAAACCATTGGAGGCAAGGACTACATTCGTCCCCAGAGCATCGCTTCCGCTGATTTAGTTAGTTCCCCGGCATCCAACGAAAGATTTAGGGATTTTGCAACCACAGAAAGCGAAATGCTTGTCTTTGCGGTAGGCACAAAATTAAGGTGCTGGGAAGGCTACAGGCCAGCCAAGGGTGTCGAGGCTTATGCCCCCGGCTCTTGCGTGAAGGCCGAGGCTAAAGAAAATTTGGGCTACAATGCGGGAGGCCAGAGCGTCCCCGCTGATATTAAACAAGCAGTTGTTGAGTCCGACCCAAAACTTGACAATAAAGGAAAATCTAACATGGACGAATATAAAACTCAGATGGAAGGCTTGATGAAGCGTCTGGAAGCTCTCGAAGCCATCGTAACCCCGAAAACTGAAAACAAGGATGTCGTTGCCGAGGGCGCAAAGGCCGAGGGTGAAACCCCTGCCGTTGAGACCAAGGAGGACACCAATATGAGTGAGCTTGTGAAAAAAGCCCTCGTTGAATTTGGCATTAAGCCCATCCCCGCCAGCCCCGCTGTAGAGGAAAAGGTCGAAGCCAAAGTCGAACCCAAAACTTTTGAAGCTCTTGTAGCGGCTCATGCCGATTACGGAACATCAAAGCTCTCGGCTATGAAGGCCGTGATGCTCTCCAACCCCAACGAATATGCCGAAGCTCTTAGCCGTGGCATTAGCAAAATCTAACAAAGGACAATAAAAAATGAGTTCACAAATTGACGGACATTTTCGTACCTTCGGTTTCTCCACGGCTATCTCGGCCTACCGCTTGGTAATCCCCTCCACCACCACGGCTGGAAACGCTGATGTGGCGGTTACTGGCACGCCTCGCGCCATTGGCGTAGTGCAACAGGATGTTGCCGCTGGTGACGCTGGCACGGTTAAGCTGTTCCACCCCACCTTCTTCGCCACGGTTTCTGGAACCTGCGCGGTTGGTGATGTGGTTAAATTCGACAACGGCGGTCAGGTGACCACACTGGCGGCGAACATCGGCACGGCTGGCATCGCTCTGGAAGCGGCCACGGCAACTTCGGCGGTTATTGAAATCGCTGTTCCGTTGTACTAAACAATCGTAACAACAACCAAGAAAGAATAAAATAATATGGCATTTGTAAGTGGCGGAACAACGATTCGGGCGGACATCAACCAAGCGTTGATCGAAGGCCCAAGTGATGTCGGATTGATCGGTGCGGAAGCTCTCCCCCTGCTCAACGTCCCGGCTAAAAGCGGAATTTATCTAAAAGCGACTCTCGCTGGTGCTGATCTGCGTAATGCAGACGCTCTCAAGCGTGATATTGCTTCCGAATATGCGGCGATCACTCGCTCATACAATTCGGCAACCTACGCAACTCAGGAATACGGATTGACTGAATATCTGGACGACTCCTTCAAGTCGGACATGAACAGGTTCTTCAGCATCGAGGCTTCCTCGGCGAAGTTCCTGCTCCGTCAGTTGAAACTCTCCCACGAGAAGCGGGTTTCCGATCTTCTCTGGGCGAGCACGACTCCGTTTGCTACTGCCGATCAAACTCGCGCAGTTGCCTACACCGAAGCTCTCTTGACCACCATCAACGCCCCTGCGGACGTTGCGGCGGCCAAACTCGCTCTTAATAAGTTAGGGTATAGTCCGAACGCCGTGCTCATGAGTGCTAACGTGTTCGAGCGTATCCGCCGCTCCACCCTCCTCCAGAATATGTTCTTCGGAGTTATCTCCGATGTCGGCCCTCGCTTGCTCGATGAGAAGCAAGTTGCCGCTGGTCTGGGTGTGGAGAAGGTTCTGATTGGTCGCGCGGCTCGTAACGCCTCAAACAAGAACATCGCCTACAGCGGCTCGTTCATCATCCCAGATTCGCAAATTATTGTTGCGGATTTGCAAGGTGGCGAGTTCACCGCTGGCGGAATTGGTCGCACCCTCGTGTGGGCTGATGACGCTCCCGGTGGCTTTATCTCGGAAACCTTCCGTGATGATTCCCGCCGCTCCAACGTCCTCCGTGTTCGCATGAACACCGCAGAAGTTGTGATTGATGCGAATGCTGGTGTGCGTATCACCACGAACTACGTCTAAAGTCTCGGTTCTGGTTCTGGTTCCTCTGAAGAAGGGGGAGTGAGTGAATAACTTGCTCCCCCTTTTTCTTTCTATTGACATCCAAAAGTAACTAGAAATCCTATCTGAAATCCTTGCGTGAAACACGATTTATCCATATATCTAATCGCTGGTAATGAAGAAGCCTACATTGAGCGTTGCCTTAAATCGTTTGCCCCAGCCGCAAAAGAAATGGTTGTTTGTATTGCTAGGGGGTCAGCTAGTCCCGACAAAACCGAAGAGATTGCATTGGCTCTCGGTGCTCGAATCGTTCACTATCAGAATAAAAAATCTGATTGGCCTTTTATAGACGACTTCGCAGGGGCAAGGAATTTAGCCTTAAACGCCTGTTCCTGTGAGTTTCAAGCGTGGGTAGATGCTGATGATGTTATGGCCGAGGATGGGGTGGCTACGATTGAATATGCCATCGATCAGCTAATAGAAAGGGACGGACATTTAGTGGCTCTAAAGTATTGGGTGGAGAACGCCTCTTTATGCCCATTGAGGGAAGAAGTTTCTAGGAAGGGAACTTGTGAATGGAAAAGCCGAGTGCATGAAATCTTAATGGCTTTTGATGAAAAGAAGATGTTTGGGCTTGATAAGATTTGGCGCATTCACAAGCCACACGGTTACAAAAAGGCAAGCGCAGATAGAAATTTTAAGATACTAGAAGACGAACTAAAAGAAGCTCCTAAATCCCTTTACTATACCCAGCAAGAGTTTTTCTTGTCTGGGCAACACACTAAGGCAATTGAATACGGAAAGAAGGCTTTGGCATTCCCTGACCTAGATGAAACTCTAAAATACGATGTTCTTTTGAACCTTGGGCGATGCCATCCAGAGGAATCTGAAAGGCTTAAATACTTGGGCGAGGCCATCACTTGCCAACCAGAGAGACGAGAAGCCCACTATTATGCCGCCTTGCTCTACGCCTCGAAGGGTCAATGGGTAAAGGCTTGGGGATCGGCTCGCTCTGCAATCTCGCTTCCACGGCCATCCACTCACTACTGGAATCTTCAAGAGCCTGTCTATCGATGGCAGACTTTGGACATTTATCGGACGGCCTCAATATGCGTAGGCAACACCGCTGAAATCGAAAACGCAAACAAGGCATGGACTAACCCACCCAAAATTACGCTAGTTCATGCAACTAGGGGCAGGGCTAATGTGGCCTATCAGCGGAGGTTCCAATGGCTTTCCTTGGCCGCAGAGCCATTGGCAATCGAATGGCTTTTTATGGTAGACCACGATGACCCAGAAAACTATGTGCCTCACGGCGCAATCCGTTGCAACCCCGGAGGCATTATTAACGCATGGAACGAAGGGGCAAAGAGGGCTAGAGGCGAGGTGATTATTCAAATGAGCGATGATTGGAGCCCTCCCCGCAACTGGGATGCCCTAATTTTGAGCGCAATAGGGGATACAAGGGCCGAGAAAGTGCTGGCAGTATCAGATGGGCACAGGCAGGACAAACTCCTTTGTATGGCGATCCTGACGCAATCTAGGCTCAAAAAGCAGGGTTATATGTTTCACCCAAGCTACCAAGAGTCGGACGGCATCTATTCAGACAACGAATTTACCCAGAGAGCCTATGACGATGGCGTGGTGATTGAAGCGAAAAACATTGTTCTAACTCACGAGCATCCATTTTTCGGGCATGGAGAAATGGATGAACAATTAAAATATCACAACAAACCAGAGCATTATGAGAAAGGAAAGGCGATCTATGAAAAACGCAAAGCAGATAATTGGGTGTAGAAAAACCAAAAAGGGGGAGGATACCAAGGAGCTTGGTATAATTAAATTTGGGAAGTCTCGCCCCGACCCCACCAAGTATGTGAAGGTTGATATTACCTATGACGAAAAAGCAGAGAAAGATTTGTATGAGTGTGGGATGATTGCATTAAAGCACGACAAAGAGGCCGTGATTGAATATGTGATTTGCAAGGCTTTAAAGGAAATGGCGAAATGCAAAAAGTAATTAAGAGCGAAAACCCGGAAGATCATTGGAAACATCTAAGATGTTTTAATGACAGGGTGCTAGATTTGGGATGTGCATATAATGACATTGATGCGGAAAACACAAGACAAAACAAGCTGGGGACTCCTCACTTTATCATTAACCAATGTCCCTCTTTTTATGTTGGGGTTGATTCATATTTGCCAGACATAGAGGAATTAAAAACAGAGTTTTCCGCAAAATCAAAACAAGTAGAATTTTATTGTGATGTTATAGATTCAACGGAAAAACTAATTCACTACACAAAAAAAGCAGAACCCACAATTATTAAATGCGATATTGAGGGGGCAGAAACATTCTTTTTTGGCATTAAGTCAATGCCAAGTGTTCTACAAATTGCGGTTGAGCTACACAGCTTAGCAATCGAAAAGGCTTTTACTGAATGGGCGGAAGCACAAAACTTCAAATCATTTTCAAGGGAGGTTTTGGAACAACATCGTCATATTTCGGTAATGTATTTTTCTCGATGAATATTATCACCGCAATTCAAGATTCAGATAATCCTAGAATAATGCTGGCCCAACGCTTGTGTCTTTCCTCTCTGTCCAGATTTGCGTTAAATATTATAACAATACCCGGACAACCAAGACCGTTGTTTAATAAAATGCTAGAACAAGCAAGCAGATATGGTGAATGGTTTGGATGGGTAAATTCGGATTGTCAGTTGTTAATGCCGCCATCTGAAATTATTTCTAATAATTATGATGTTGTTGGTTTAAGAAGAATGGAAATTGGAAACGGGGAAAAGTGCGGTGGGGTGGATGGTTATTTTATTAAAAAATTATTTTGGGAAACATTATCAAAAGATGCGCCAGATATGTATGTTGGTGGAACTCATATTGATTGGTGGATAACAAGAGCAACTCAAAAATTTGGAAAATATGCCGAAGGTTTTTATCTTTCGCACATTCCCCACGCAAGAACACAGGCTAGTTGCGGAACGGATTATCATGGGCAATGGAACCTAAATAAATACAATGAATGGGCAGACCGCAACGGAGTTTCAAAATGCTAACCATCTTTACCATCGTTCTAAATGGGATGCCTTACATCAAAAGGCACATAGATGAATTTACAAAACTAAAGATTCCTTGGCAATGGCGCATTGTTGAGGGAGTTTCGCTTCCTGTTAATTGTACTCGCTGGTGCAACGAAATCACCTATAAGTATCACAAAAACTATATGTCAGTTGATGGAACGCACGAATACTTAAACAACATATCTGGTGGCAATGTTTCCGTGTATTGGCAAGCCAAGCCATTTGCGGGTAAAATTGAAATGATTAAAGAGGCATTGCAGGGAGTGGATCATGGCGTTGTCATGGAAATAGACGCTGACGAAATCTGGACAGCCGACAAGCTGGATGCGGTTTATGGTCTATTGAAAGATGGTGATTACGGAAAGGCGGCGCAGTTTCATTGTAACTATTATGTTGGGGAAAAGAAAAAGGTTGTGACTAGGGAAGGATTTGGGTCGAACTGGTATGAATGGTTTAGGGCTTGGAAGTGGGGGCCAAATGTCGAGTTTATCAGCCACGAACCGCCCAAACTAAATGTTCAAGCCCCATTCGTTCCAAGGGGGGTGACGGAAGCGATGGGGCTAGTATTCGATCATTATGCCTACGCAACCAAAGAACAGGCGCAATTTAAGCAAGACTTTTATGGCTACAAGGGGTTGGTTGAGGGATGGGAAGAATTGCAAAAAACAAGTGGCCCGGTAAGGCTCTCAAACTATTTCCCATTCTTACACGACAAGAGCGTAGCCGATGACTGTTAAAACAATCAAATACTCGCAAAGGCTAGGGGATGTGCTTCGATGCCTACCTGCCGCAAAGTATTTGTCCGATAAGGGACATGAGGTTTTTATAGATTGCTTTGCCCAATACCACGGAGTCTTTGAAATGACTTCTTATGTAAAGGCTGGGCATAGGCAAGGGGACATTATTGATTTGGAGATTTGGCCCAATCGCTATGAGGCTTTTATTAAAAGCAAAAAGACATGGCATGATTTTGTATATAGCCATCCAGAGATTAAGGGCGCAGACAAGACAAACATTGTATTGGATCGGCTAGATTCTGAGCGAATCAAGGGAATGCCAGAAAAGTACAATCTAGTGGCTCCATTTGGCATAAGCCAAAGCGACAAAAGAAACCCCATCGAAATTATTGTTGAAGCCAGAAAGCAGATGGGCGAAAAGGATTTTTATGTGCTTTGCCCGGAGGGACTAGCAATCAGCGGATTAAATTGCTACACCGCCCCCACGATTACGGATATGGCAAAGATCATAAGGGATGCCGATGGGTTTTGGACAATCAATAGTTCCCCGGTGATTCTTGCTTCGGCGGTTAGGAGGGGGAAAGAAACAATCTTTTACCCAGAACGAGGCGCAAGTGAGGTTCAGAATGTGTGGAGATTTGACGGCTTGGTTAGGGCTGATTGACACTAAGAAAGGACTATGGGCGGCTCCATAGAAACTTCCTATTTTGGCAAAGATTTGACCTACATGATTGGCGATCTTTGGTCAGCCGTAACAGGACTAGGAACAAACACGGCATCGGCAAGCGTGACTGACTTAGCCAACGCCTCTGAATTGGATGTAGGCGGAGAGGTGTTTAGAATTACACAAAATATGGTTGTGAGTGCATCGGCTGTTTCCACGCCCTCAATCGGTTCCCTTTGCACCGTGTCCGGGGTAGAACGCATGGTTGGCTCTTATTCAGTCAGTCCAGACGGCCTTTCCTATTCCATCGACCTAGCCGGAATCACCACCTAGTCATGGCATCCATCGAGAGGGAGTGTGAACTTGCCCTAATCAATGCCGTAAGCGCGGCATCGGTTACAAGCTATACAAGCGAAAGGGACACGGCCAGATTGCTCCCGAATGTCACCGCCAAGGCCACCCTAACAAACGAGCTTCTAGGGCCATTTACAGGCGTTTTTGGCCTATCTGCGACCCTTACTTACGCCGCAAAGGCAGACACAGGGAGCCGGGCAGGATTCGATAACGAGTTTGAAAGCATTGTTCAAGAGCTTTATCAGTCCCCCAATTTGGCTTCCTACATGACCTCAAACTCCAATCTAACTGTTTATAAGGCATCCATTAACTCAGAAACAGGAAGCATTGTCGCAAGCAATAGGACTTGGAAAAGGGATATTGCTTTGAGCATTCAAGCGAGTGCCAAAAAATGAGCCAATCAGTATCCTATTACGTCGAGAACGCCGTAGCCGACCTATTGGATAACGTGGCTGGGCTGAATGTCTATGTGTCCAATCGCAAGGGCGGGAGGCTTTTTCCCTATGTAAGCATTAAGGCCGATGTTAATAATCAAATGCTTGGAAATTATACAGGCGTTTATGATATGTCCGTGGCCGTGAACTATTCAGATACAGCGGCAAAGGTTTCCCAAGAAGATTTTGATGGGGAATATTGCAACATATTTGAAGCGTTCTATGAGGAAACTCCTACTTTGTCCTCAAAGCTAAATGCCGTAGCTAGTGGAGTTTTCATTTATATGGCAAGAATAACCAGCCAAAATCCGACTATACGAACACCAAAAAGAGCATGGCAAAGGGGCTTGACCCTTAATATATATGCCACACCTACCCCGGCTTCACCTACTTATCTTGCATCTCTAGACTTCTCCGATCATCGAAATTCCATGTATATTGGCTTAATTTAACAAAGGATAATCAGATATGGCACTCCGCATTCTTGACGGCAATCAGACCTCTACCACGCTTGCAACCACAGTATCTGGTGGGGCGCATTATCCTAATCATATTATTGCAAGTTCCGTCACCATCTCCTCTCTCCCCGCCATATCTGGCACGGTCACGGCGAATGTGCCAGTCCTTGGTTTTGATGTAGATACTTACGGAACTTTACCTCAATGGTTTGGTGGAATAGATACGGTTGGAGTTCATACAAAATTAGTAATGTATGATCCAGTAACAACAGATAATAATTTTGTAAGCGCATCAAATCCACTACCCATATCTGGCACGGTCACGTTCGGCAACTCCGTCACCATCGGCTCCCTCCCCGTCCAACTCTCCACCACCACCATCGGCGGGACGGCTCGGCTTAACGTCACTCTCTCCTCGGCCACTACGATAGGCGCAACGGCTCCTAGCTATGGGAATCTTTACGGCGGATCGGATGGGACAAATCTAAGAGCCATCAGCGTGGATACCTCTGGTCGCACGGTTGTAACTGGATCTGTAAGTGTTGCAAACACCGTTCCGGTCAGCGGAACATTCTGGCAAGCAACCCAGCCTGTAAGCGGAACCGTTACGGCTAACATCAGCGGAACCGTGCCAGTAAGCATTTCCTCTGTAACCATCGGCAACACGGTAACCGTGGCTGGAACAGTTACGGCCAACGTTGCCAGCACCACGGTCACCATCTCGGCGCAACCCTCTGGCGCTTTAACCACTCGCTTTGGCTCCGTGACTACTGCGAACACATCGCAGATTACCACCGCAGTCACCAACACATCCCGCAAGTATCTCCTAGCTCAAAATATCTCTACTGGAACGGTGACGATTGGCATTGGCTTTTCTCCCACCACCACGCAAGGCATTCAGCTTACCGCCGGAGCCGGGCTGACGTTTGATTCGTTCGTGCCTACTGGAGCCGTCTATTGGCTAGGGGCAACTACAGGCGCAACTTGGACTATCCTTGAAGGATAAGGCATGAGCGGCTTTTTTGGAGGAGGAGGGACGGCTCCTGTGAACATGACAGGAGCAACAAGTAGCGTTACTGGAACGGCTGGGTATGTTCCTGCTCCTGCGGCTGGGCAAGATCGTCATGTGTTAGCTGGTAATGCAACATTTATTCCAAATGTCCCGCTTGTTAGGCCAACTTCTGCAAGTGGAAGGCTGATTGGTTGCATTGGAGCCAATACAAGAGCCAATCAAGTATATGGAAACTCACAAACAAACACTATTTTTTCTCCCATATTTCTTCCTAGCGGAACAATTACGGCAATCGGATTAACCTTTTTTTCTCAAATCACTGGGAATGTAAGATATGGGATTTATGACTCAACTTCTGGTGATGCACCAACGACACTTCTAGGAAGCGGAACTGCATCAACACTTACTGCGGCGGCGGCAAATGCGGCTGTTGTGGTGTCTAGTTTATCGATTGCAATAGTTGGTGGCCTTTATTGGATTGCCTTGCAACAAGATCAGGCAAATAGCGTAAATCATGTAACCGCTGGAAACGGATGGGCATATCAGTTTGCTGGATTTACAAGTGCTGGATTACTTACAGGACAAACTCTTTCTTGCGCCAGAAGCTATTCGTCTGGGCTAGAAACAACTAGATCGGTGGCAATCGATTATACTTACAATGCTTGGCCGCTTTTCTATGTAACAATATGAAGCAATATATTTATGAAAATGGTCAGTTTGTTTCGGTTGTAGACAATAGAAGTCTAGCTGAAGCCATAAGGCTTAATGTTGAAGTTAACAGAGAAAAGGCAAGTCAGGCTATTCAAGCGGCTGGCCTAGACGAATCCACCCAACAAAACGCCGCCCTTGGCATCTATTCGGCAGAACGTTGCGAGGCTATCAAATCCTACATCGCCGCTTGTCGTAACGAATACCTACGGTGCAAAGCTCTCATCCTAGCCGCCCAGACCAACGATGAGTCCGATGCGGTGCAGTTTGTGGCTCCAAGTGTTCCAGAAAATTTATGGACTCGGTAGATGGCTTGGAAGAATTTACCCAAGACGAAATTATGAGGGCATTGGATTATCTTTTACAAGAGGGATTTGTAAAAGCCGTGATTCGTAATGGCGAGCCTTACCTTGTTATCACTGATGAGGCGCAAAACCTATGAGTGACGATAAAAGCATAGGTGATATTCGCGAAAGAATTGCCCGGATGGAACAAAGACAAATTCAGCTTCACGAAATGATTACGCTTTCATTAAGCAATTTTGGAGACCTAGCCAATCGCACCCGAAAATTAGAAGAGGATGCCCATGCCATTAAGACAAAATTATGGCTGGCCGGGTTGGTTGGTGGAGCAATTTTTAGTACCGCTTGGGCGGTATTTAAGAGAAGAATCGGAATTGAGTAAGAAAACTTGACATAAAAGAAAGGATAACAATTATGGCCGCTACAACTATCGGAACTTCATCGTTGGTATTTGGATTAACCGCAGAAACAGGTGGACTTGTGCAGTCCTTCTCGGAAGTGCGTAATGTTGAGAAACAGGAAGTTCGCAATCAAGTTGGTGATATTACTGGCGTTGCTTTCTATAACGCCACAACCGCTTATAGCCTCAGCATCACCACTACCGGGGGATATCTAACCACCACGGCTGGCGCGGCGATCTCTCTTGCTAATGCGGTTTCCTCGACTGGTTCGACCCGCATCGACTCGCTGACGATCAACCGATCCAATGATGGTTTCGTCACGGTGGACATCTCGGCCACAGGCTATCCGAACGTAGTTTAATAGAGGTTTTAATCCTCTAATTGAAATCCTAACAGCTTATGTCGGAACTTTCTTGGGGAACAACCAATATCAAAGTGGCATCTGCCGTTGCCGCATTTGGCGGAAAATTGCGGCAAAACGATCCTGTAACCACTCAAGTATTTGAGGGTGGGCGCAGGCAAGTCACGTTCTGGTTTGAGGCTGGCATGGCACAAGAGACAAAGGCTGAAATGGAATGCTCTTGGCCCGATATGAAAAGCGACAATGAAAGCCCTATTCGCTACGTTCGAGCCGCCTTGGAAAACAGAGAAACGCTTCTAGGGCTTGTTAAAAGAGCCGAACCCATCCGGGTGATACAAAGGGGCGGGCAAACCCTCTTAGTGCCAGAGAATGCCCGCCCAGAGCTAAAGAAGGCACTCTTAAACAAACTATGAATGACATCCTAAATGACGAACTAAATTCAGCTTTTATTGCCAATGATAGGCAATTCAAGGGAGAAGCGATTGCGCCCTATACCGAGGGTTCTAGATTGCTTCTTTTGCAAGTAAGAGACGAACAAGATAGCTCTGTATTCTTTATTTGGGCGTTTCTCTATATGCACATTCAGCTTGCCAAGAGCAAGAAGGACGCAATCAAACTGGCTTGGAACAAGGATTTATTTAGGGAAAAGGTGATGGATTGGATTGAAAATAAGAACGAGCAAGACCGGGCAGAGGCCACGAACATCGTTTCATCCATCATTGAGCAATCCCAAAAAGGACAGGTAGAGCCGATTGGAAGTAATTCAGAATTGGGAAACGCCTAATGCCAGCAGGGACAGCCGCCCACGTTTTCTTGCTGGCAGAAAAGACCGGGTGGACGATTGACTATATTTTATGGGAAGTGCCTTTATCTCTTATGTGCCAAGCAAGCCATGTCTGGATGTGGATGAATGGGGCAAAAGTAGTTAGACGCAAGTCTGGAACCACTAAGGATAAGCAAGAACTTGCAAACATTCTAGGTGTAGAGATTTAACAAGAAGCAAAAGTTATGCCACTCGCCAAATCAGTAAGCGCATCTGTGCAAGGTGGCGGGATTGTGTCCAATATTCCAGAGCTACAGGCATGGCTTAAGGAATATGTAAAGGTTCGCAATCAAACAGTTTATCAATCCGTAATGGAAAAGATGCGAAATATAGCATATAAGGCTTGGCAATATACATATTATTCTGAACCATCAAACATTAAAGCACAGCTATCCAGTCTTCCGATTACCAAAGATACTGCAAAAAGAGGCGGGAATACGCAATTTGTCGGACTTTATAAGCTCATTAATTGGGAAAGAAAGAATAAGGGGCTTGATCCGCTTGGTGGTTCAAGGAAAAGAATTAAGGGTAAGAAGAAATACCTTGTAAGACAAACAAAACCAACTGCATTATATATGCAGGGCAAATATAAAGGGTTTTTAGCGGCTAGAGCCAGATCCGCAAGATGGTTAAGATTAGGATGGATGGCCGCGCTCAAGTCTATGGGAGTAAGCGGAACAAGGGGAAAGAATTGGGGTGGTGGAGAGGATGCTACTTTAGACAGAATAACTGGTAAGGCTTATGGGGGAGGGTCAAGCATTAAAAAAATTGGCCCCGGAAATACTGAATTTATGATTTATAATGGCGTGGGTGTTTTTGACCATAGATATAAACCAGTTAGATCAAGGCCAGATACAGATGTACAAAAAGCTAGATCCGTTCAAAATGCTGGCCTTAATAAAGCTATTGAGGAAGAAATTAAAAACATGGCAAAATTGATTATTCAAAGATCATCTGACATTTGGAATGGAAAAGAAGTTAAAGTAAAAGTTGTTTAATATGCCAGAACCACTTACATTTAAAATCATAACGGATGCCGATGATTCGGGAATTCGCAAATATGATAGGAGTATGGAGGGACTTAATGTTTCCTCTCGCAAGGCAAGTTCTGCATTAAACTCTTTTTCTAGAGAGCTTTTACAAGCTAAATCTGGGGCTGATGTTGCTTCCGCTGGGGCAGAGTCTTTGGCTCATGTGTTTCATCAGGGCATAGCAGGCGCATTGGTTATTGGAGGATTCAAGATTGTGTCCGACCAAATCAAGGCAATGGGAGAAATGATACATAGTGTCGGAGAAGAAACTGCATCAGCCGTCAAGCAGCTACAAAGAATGGGAGAGCCGGGAAATCTGCAAGAAGCCGTAAAAGGCGCAGATATGCTAGATCAAAAATTGGATGCAGTAACCAAAAAACTAGAAGGAATTAAGGGAGGAAACTTTTTCTCAAAGTTTTTGTCCGATGTTACTGGAACCACTACTGAACTAGAAAAGACACAAAAGACAATTCAGTTAATGGTTGACTCACAATTAGCTCTTGGGTTTGCCACAGAAAAACAGAATGCCCTGAGAACAGCCGGAGCCACGGATGAACAAAAATCAATAGAAGCTATTAATCAAAAATACCTAGAGCGCGTAAAAATTGCTGAACGCATAACCGATGCAAACGCAAGGGCTGGCGCGATGGAAGATATTCAGGCAATTAAGTCTGCTGAAACATACGATCTCAAAACAAAACTACTAACAAAACAAGAGGATCAGCTTAATAAAATTACAGACACAAACGAAAAACTAGACAAAGCAAGAGAAGCATCAGCAATAAAAGAGGGGCAAATAGCGCAACTTTTGGGCGCGGCGGGAGGATCGGCAAGGGGGCCGGGGCAAAGAAAAACATCATTTGAAATTGGGATGGAAAGAAATATTGCTCAAGCAAAATTGCAACAAACTAAAATATCTCAAGAAAATGCAATGTTTCAAATAGCTAAAAAAATTGGCGCAACGACAAAGGATGTTTCTGGAAAAGAAGTTATTTCAGACCGTAACAAGGTTCAAAACGCTTTGATTGCGGCGGCTAGGGGAGGAGCGCAAGTTGAGGTGGCACAAAAATATAAAAATGATCAGGTAAAAGCGGTTCAAGACGCAACCAAATCACAAACGGATGCCTATAAAGCATATAATGAAACAACTCAAGCTGTTAGTCAGTTAAATGGAGTATTTGTAAAAACAGATAAAACTCTTCAAGATCTAAACACAACCATTGAAGATGGTGCAAAAAATATGGAATTGTTTAATAAGGCGACTAGTGGTGGACTTTCGGCAGAATCTGCCGCAGGCGTTGCGGGGAAATCCGATTCTTTTGGAGAAATGGCAGGTGTTTTGGTTGAAATTTACGAAGTTTTGAGTAACACTTTAGACGAACTGAAAACCTACGCTCACGCCGCTTAATTATATGCCAACATCAACCACATCCGGGCTAAACATTATTGGCACATATCCAATTATTAATAAGCAGTTATCGTCTATTGATGATAATGGAATTCAGACAATTTCTTATGTTTTTACGGTTAAGACAACCAATGCCTTTAATTACATTCCTAAAAAAGATGATGAATATTATGGGCCGGGAGACCTTGCAGCTTCATCATCCACGCTTTTTAATCCAAACCTGCCACCATCATCAAGGTCAAAGTATTTGGTAACAAACGTAAATATAGATAATCTGAATGGTGGCCTTACGCAGATTGTGGTAAATACTGCTGGAAGCCAAAATCTTGTTTCCCCTCCAAAAGTGCGAATCCTTCCAAATTATCCTTTGTTATTTGGATTAAGCGGGATTTCCATTACAAATTCATCATCGTTTTTGGGGGGTGGAAATGCTCGTTCGGGATATGGAATAATGGCAACATTTATAACTGCATCAACACCACAATCAGAGGGCGTTGTTTTTACTAATTATTCAAACAAATTGATGCCAGCAAATCTGCTTGGGACAGCGATGCCAACACCAGCAAGAGAATCATTCTACAAGGTAGAAAATAATCCCAATGATCCCAATGATCCCAATGGTGCGGGTGGATCAACTGGTTTTATATCTTCATATCAAGGATTTATTTGCACAGAAACAACCTTGCAAAGAATAGGTGGAGTAACTTTATTTCAATTAATATATAAAGAACTTGGATATTATTATAGCGTTAGTTGTCCTGCGGGTGGGGGGACTTGCCAAACAAATCAAATTTATAATTTTGAATAATTTATGCCGCGCCTAAATAAAATTATAGGAAAAGTTGCGCTTGGGTCAAAATGGTTTTCTAACCTAGTGGATCGTGTTGAGGAAATAAAGCCTCTGGCTGGTGATGGAATTAAACTTGAGCAAACATCTGATGGAATAACTATAGGCATTGATAGCGGAAGTCAAGGTAAGGGCGGATTTCAAATTTATGAAATTAATGTTTGTATTAATGGCAAACCATCAACACTCGACTTATATGGCCCGGAAGATCAGTAGGCTTAACAAGGAATAATCTAATATGGCTACAACTATTGACATCAATTTAGATCGCTCTGGTGGTCTTTTACCCGGCGGATCATGCCCCTTTTCTGCGCTTCCTAAGCTAACTCGAAACGATCAATACCTTGTTCGCCTTCGTGTTTTAGAAAGAAATTTGAATGGAGCCTACACGGATTCGGTTCTTTCTAGTCCATCATTTAAGATTGGAATAGGCTCTTTGGGCGATGTTCCGACAACTGGTGAATTTAAGTTAACCATTGGAGCCACTACCTCTTCGGCCATCTCCTACAACGCAACAACCACACAAGTATTGACTGCAATTTCTGGCATAGCTGGGAATGCCCTAATAGAGCTTTATGGGAATAGCGGATCGGGATGGTTGGTTACTGCGGCCACGGCCAATACTGCCCTATCTTTTGGAGGAGTTCCCTATACGCTTTTCCCCACAAGTTCAGTTCTTATCAATACCCGCCGCAACCCCGGAACAGACATTAAAGCACAGCAAGTCATTGAACTTTCCCGCAACCCAGCCGTGTTCTCAGATACATTTACGGCTGTTTCTGGCGATGTTCTTGCGCTTAATAAAATTCAAGATGGAAGCGCAACGCAGAATGAAGTGTATGAATTAACCGTTGGAAACGATGTTTTGGGCGGTTCATTCTCGCTTTCTTATGGTGGTTATTCTATTGCTTCGGATGTTTCAAATACTGCCGCCTCGTTAAATACTCAACTTAATGCAATTACTGGTATTGGTGTTGGCAATTTAGATGTAAAAAGCAATTCTAAACGTGGATTTGTTTTTACTTTTGTCAATCAGCTTGGCTTGCAAAATGTAAGCACGGCATTAGTTCTTGACCCAACTGGAATCGTTTCTCCCAACTACTATCAAAGCACACTCACAATGGGAACGGTTCAGCTAGACGAGCTTTTTGTCGAGGCTGATGCAGACGTTATCACGCCCACGATTGCTTTCTCCATGTCGGAAACTGGTAAAACTAAAACCCTTTATCAAGGAAGCGTAACGATTGATAGGGATTTGATTGCATCTGGTTCCGCTGTCCCGGCTCCAACTAGTCAATATTACACAAAGGCTGAAACTGATTCTGGATTTGTGGCAAATAGTTCTTCCAATGTAAATTCCACGGCAAGAAGCCTCAACGATTCTTCTTCGATCACCTCGTTAAATTATGGATCGAGAACGCTTAACAATAATTCTGGGACGCAGGTTGTAAGTTATGGAACAGGAATTGCGTTTTCCAATACGCCAATGGGATTCTTTGGGTCATCCGTTACGGCCAAGCCTAGCGGAACAAACATTGTGTCTGGCCTAACAAACCTTGGCCTTCTTTCCTACACTCAGCCAACTTCTGCTAATGTTGTTTCTGGGTTAATCAATACCGGACTAATCGCAAGTGGAGTTAGTTACGGCGTTCTTCCGCAATCTTCCTATACCGTCACCACTCTTACCTCGGTAAGTTTTGGAACTCTAGCTGCAAACGATCAGCATTATCGAGGCGTTGTCGTTACTGGCGCAACCGTGAATGGAATTGTTTTGGTTGGCTTGCCCTCGGCAGTTTCAGCGGGAGCAATTATCCAAGGCGTGGTTTATCAAGCAAATACCGTATGCCTCTCTTGTACAAATGCCGATAGTGCTTCGATTGATGTGAACACCGCCACCTACCGAATCACCGTCATGGGATATTAAACTAGGGCTAGCTCCCTAACGAAATCCTCTATGGCATTTCTGCACCCAAGTTATTTTCCGTTTTGTCCCAGAATTGGATTTGATGGGACTGGCTTGGTTAATCGCCGCAGATATCAAGGGCCATTCTCCCTAAAACAAGCGATGGCCTTATTTTGGAAAGTTGCCTCAGTCTCAATTTCTGGAACGCAAAAGGGGCTGGAAGATTTTCCCTATTCATTTACTTGGTCGGGGCCGCCCACCATGTCTGGAATGCTTTGTCCTCCGTGGGGATGGGAGGTTGAGTTACCAGCACCACCCTTAACTGTATTTGATGATCCTGTTTCTTTTTCCACTCTTTCTGGCAATCCCTACGATGATAGAAATGTAGTATTTTCTGGCGGGTCATATTATGTTGTATTTGATATTTATTGTGCGGTCAATGAGGGCGCACCAATTATATCTGATTCCCAAAACTCAAACACAACTGCTTCTTTGCAAATTGATGACATTAGTGTTCCCATTGCATTTAGAACAAAAGATGCTATTTCGTTATATACATCTATTATAGATTCCTTAACCTGCACGCTTCGTGACCCCTCTTGACACTAGGCTCAAAGCATGAACTGGATCACCGAGAATTTCACAAATATTATGGCCGTAATTGGAGCGGTGATTGTGCTGGCTCGCCTTATCGTAAAGCTCACTCCAAGCAACATTGATAATGTCTGGCTAGACCGAGTGGTATCAGTTCTTAAAACTCTCGGCTTACACATCGACTAATGCTTGGTGCGCTCCTCACAATCGGAGCGAGTTTGGTTGGAGCTTGGCTTTGGTGGCTTAAAAATCGTGCAAAGACCAGAAGGCAGATTGACGATGAGCAAATTGAGTATGCTAGGCGATTGCGTGAAAAAGAGTTGGATTCTTGGTGGACTCGCAATCATCCTTAGTGGGTGCGCCTCGACCTCTTACACTTACAAATACCCCAGCGAATCGGACATCCAAGAGCTAGTCATGGAATGGGATGCCATCGAGCGAACGAATGGCAAATGCCCGGAAGCGTATAGGACGCAGTATGTAAAGGCTTTGAAAGAATTAAACAACGCCATCGCTGAATCCGAGAGGTGGAGAAGCAGGGCAGAACAATGAGTTGTTCTGTTTGCGGGAAGGCCAAGGGACTAGCGAAGAGCGTGGGGGGCTGGATTGGCGCAGGGATGCCCCTAGCGCAAGCGCAATTAATAAACAATAGAATGACCCTATGCCGCGCTTGCGAGCACTTTAATGGGCATCTGTGCGCTAAATGCGGGTGTTTAATGGCGGTCAAGGCAAGAATGGCAACCACTAAGTGTCCAGAGGGGAAGTGGTAGATGACGCTTAAAGATGCCGTAGAAAGATCGCAAGGGCATATTGCCAAACTAGAACCCACCTTCGGGAAGCGAGTGGGCGATTGGTTTAGCGAGCTTTTAGAAAAGAAGATTCCTGTTTTAATTTACTGCTCAGTAAGAACTCCTCAAGAACAGGAAGAACTTTATGCAAAGGGACGCACCGCCCCCGGCCCCAAGGTTACGAACGCCAGAGGGATTCCGCCTCAATCTTTACACATTGATCAAGGCAAGGGGGGACACGCAATCGACTTCGTTCCCTTGGCTCGCACTCCTACTGGTCAATTTGTAGCAAGCTGGGACGATGACCAGACCTACGCTATCTGCCAAAAGATTGCCGAGAAATACAATCTTCGACATCTAGAATGGGAAACTCCACATCTTGAGGATGGAACAATATCTGGATGGCGTGAACTTGTATCCCCACAAAAGCAAGAAGTGAAAAAAGAAAAGATTTCGCTGGTCAGCAAGCGGCCTTGGTCTAGCAGATAAATATGACATCGCACAAGATTGTGCCGATCAAAGAAGGGGAACTTACCCCAAAGCAACAATATCACATGACCTCGATTCAGCTTGCAACGGCTGAAGGTATTGAAAAGAAATACACCAAGGGTGCTTTAGAGCATCGTTCAAACCTTTGGGAGATGTCCACCGCGAGAGTGGTTGAATCTATTATTGAGGAGGCACTAGATCAAAACACATATGCTTTTACCTTACGCCAACAAATGCACGCTTTGATCTGCCTATTAAAAGACGGAGCCGAAGATTCGTCACTCTGCGCTACAACTGCCAGAGAAAATTGTCGGTTGGCCTATGAGATGTTGGTGGGCAAGGAATGAAGGGGTGGAAGAAATTCATGGCGGTATCCTGTTCCCACGGACATCTTGCAGATGCCAAGGCTACCAAGGCCGCGCTTGAATTTAAGAAGCGATGGAGGCCAGACCTTACCCTGCACTTGGGCGATGCGATAGACCTAGCGGCCCTTCGTGCCGGGGCGATGCGGAATCCAGACGCAGGGGATCGGGCCGCAAACATCTCCGAGGACTTTCGCGCGGGGTTAAACTTTTTACGCCTTTTAGAACCCCAAGTTTTTCTGGTGGGCAACCATGAATTTAGATTGTATGAACATCAATACAGTCCAAATGCCATCGTTTCGCATTGTGCAACCTCGGCTCTTGCAGAGTTGCACCAGCACTTAAAAGATTTGCGATGCCAAAGAATTGACTACGATATCGAGAAGGGGTGGAAAGAGGTTGGAGGAACTTTGTTTGGTCATGGCTTTATGTATAATCGCAACGCCTGTTCTGACCATGTGGAATCTTTACGCAAGCCAATAGTTATCGGCCATCTTCACCGAGTGGATAGACAAAGCGGAAGAAGCATCGGCGCACCTGTTGGCTGGACGATTGGATGTTTGGCAAACATAGGGGCGATGGGATATGCCCGGAGAAATAGAAGCACCTTGGCTTGGCAACACGGCATAGCTTGGGGAGAATACAATGATCGAAACTGCATCGTGAATGTTCTTTCGCCTACGGCTGATGGCGAGTGGAGATTCCCGGTATGAAGTCTAAAAATAGTTGGGGAGACAAAAAGTTTGTAGGGGAATGGGGGAAGGCTCTTGAGAATTACATCCACAGAAAAGCAGACGTTGTGCCGAAAGGCTTCTTAACTGCACCCGAAGCCTTAAAGAAAATGGGACTGCATGGATCGAGTAGCGGTCAGCGAACGGCACTTCTCGGCGAGATGGTAGAAGCGGGTGCGCTAATCAAAAAAGAATTTAGAATCATTGACGCAACTGGACGGCGCATCTCCTCAATCGCTCATTACGCCATAGCCAAATAGCCTAACATCAGGCACTTACAACTATTTACAAAAATCTTTATTTTAGTGCTTTACATAAGGTTCAATAAAGATTAAAGTCGAAACATGATAAACCAAGAAAGAACAATAACAATGCAAACAAAAAGTTGGAATGAAATGAGTCACAAAGAACAACAAGAAGAATTAATGCGAGTTCAGAAAGCGGATTGCTTGTTTAATAATCAAGCCCGAACGCCAACAACGCCCTACAAAGAAGATGCAGACGCGGAATTCTTTGCCCCCCTTACTCACATCCTCTAACCAAAGAAAGAACTAAACTAAATGAACAAAATACTAATCGCCTATATAGTTGGTTTGGTTGTTGGTGCTGGCGCGTTTTATGTTGCGCTGGAAATCATATTAAAATAAAACAAGTCGATGACATCCTTCCCACTTCCAGCAAGACCCCAAGGATGCACCGCCCCGGCATGGGATTCGTCTTACTCCGATCACGCCATCGAGCCAAAGTTCAACGGCTGGCGCATGGTGATAGACCAACAAGAGCGTAAGGTGTTTAACCGCCACGGAGAGCGAGCCAAATATGAGTGGGATATTCTCAAGACACTAGGGCGCACTAAAATTGCATCTCGATTCCTTGATTGCGAATGGATGGGCAACCGCACTCGCACTGGGCAGAACACGCTTATCCTAATCGATGTGATGGAGCCGTTGCCTTATGCCGAGAGGCGCAAGGTTTTCTCAAAGATCAAACCAGCATCCTTTGAGCTTCCCGACAACTCCTTACTAAGAATGCCAACCTTCAAGCACGAGCGACTAAAAGCAATCTGGCAAGAGATGGAGTTTCAGAATCGCAAAGCTGGCGAGACGATCTTTGAAGGATTTGTAATGAAGAAGGATGACCGTTACCCAAGCCAGACCGACCCACATTCTTACTGCGGTGCATGGCACAAAATGAGGATTCGGGAATGATTACCTTTGCCGTCATCTTTGCGGTGCTTATGATTTACTTTGGCTTAAAGCACCTTATTAAAAGCCTAGACCAAGCCAACTATGAGAGGCGTAGGTTTCATCTTATGGTGGCCGAGGAGCTTAAAAGACTGGACGATCTTTATAAGGAAAAGGAATCATGGGGTGAGGTGCAGTATAAAGAGAAGAAGTGGTGGGGACGGAATTGAAACCAGCCACAAAGTTTGAAATCCTCTGGCGTTCCCTTGGTGGGTGCGAGCTTACCAAGGAATACCAGTTTGCTCCTAATCGCAAGTTCCGAATGGATTACTACGGCGAGACCAACAACAAAAGATTTTGTGTCGAATTGGAGGGTGGAATTTATGTGCGTGGTCGCCACACGAGGCCATCCGGGTTCTTGCGGGATATGGAAAAATATAACCTTGCCGCACAAATGGGCATCTTTGTCTTTCGCATCCCCTCCCACAACATCAGCGCAGAATGGATTGTTCCAATCTTAAAAGGACTAAAATGACCAAAGAACAAATTGATCAAGAGTACGCAAAGCATTATCCGCATAATCCCCCTAGGCTACCAAATGAAAGCCTTGATGATTATGTGGTGCGTGTTTGGGGGTCGATCCCCGACACAGAATTGGATGAGGCCAGAGATTTCAAATCACTAAACTTGCCCAAGTCAGGAAGCATAGAAGATCGTCAGTCACTTGGGGACTGGGATCGAGAACCAAAGAGGATACCAATAAAATGAGCGAGAACCAACTAGCAGTAACCAATAATGGAGTGGCAAACCAAATCAGACAGGCTACGGATGTGGCCGGGGCTTGCCGCGAGATCGTAATGAAAACCGCACAGCAGATCGGAAGAGGCGATAAGAAATATGTGCGTGTCGAGGGCTGGCAGTCCATCGCAGTAGCGCACGGATGCGTTGCTTCGGCAAGGGATGTCGAGCGTGTTGAGGATGGATACCGATGTATTGGTGAGGTCAAGAGAATGGACAACGGCCAAGTAATTTCTCAAGCCGAGGGATTCTTAGGCGATGATGAGGAAATGTGGAGCAAGCGGCCAGTCTATGCTCGCAGGGCCATGGTTCAGACCAGAGCTATAAGCCGAGCGTGTCGATCGGCATTCGCCCACGTTGTAGTATTAATTGACTCCGGGTTAAGCACAACTCCGGCAGAGGAAGTTCCGCACGGAGGGTTCGAGGACATCAACACCGACAAATACGAGGCTCCACCTAAAGAGGCGGTCAAGATCGTGACCGAAGTTACAAACGAAAAGACAACCGAAGAGCGAGACATCGTATTGAAGTTTGGCAAATGGAAAGGTGTATCAGTTCGCCAGATTGCTAGAAGCGAGGATGGCTTAAATTATTTAGAATGGCTAGCCAAACAACCCTTGAAAGAAGCCGCCGATGGCAAGCCATACAAGAACGACATCGTGCGTAACGAGATCATCGCCGAGGTGCTCATGGCGGCAGAAGGAAAGGAGGTGAAAGGTGAAGGAGACGACATCCCATTCTGATCTAATCAAATCATTCAGCGATCAAATACCGGGCATCCTTCGTGAGAACTTTCGCAAGGTGGCACAAGCCGAAAGAGATCGCGTTGCAGAACTTGTGCAGACTTTGGCAGATGGTTCCGAGGATGCTATTCAGAAAAACATTTTGGAGGAAGTGGCTACGGCCATTCGGAGGTTACCAGATGTTTATTGATGTTGAGGTTCCAGTTGTGCGCTGGTCAATGCTGGAATGGAGAAGCAAGCGAGACAAGCCAAAGGAGAATTCCAAAGTGCTGATTGATACTGGAAGCGATGTGGTTGGAGGTAGGTATCTGTCTGGCAACTTCTACTCAAATGGGTGGCAAGTCTGCACGGAGCTAACCCAATGGGCCGAGTGGCCCAAGGCTCCTCGACTATGAGCGTCAAGAGATTAAAACTTGTCGATGAGTTTCACGGCTATATCCGGGGAAGGCTCAAGGAATTATTCAACGAGTTCAGCCATGCCCAGCACCAGAACTATAAAGACATCATAACTCAGCTAGAGTTCAGCCATCGAGTCACTAAAGAGCTATTGGCACGAGCCAAGAAATATCAGAAGCGGGATAACGAGGCTAAGAAGTGAAGTTGCTTTGGATCAAATGGTTTCCCTCAGATTGGCTGTCCGATGAGTCTTTGCGTGGATGTTCAATCGAGGCTCGCGGCCTTTGGGTGGATATGCTTTCCCTTATGGCAAAGTCAGAAAGGGAGGGTTATTTGCTTGCCGGGAAATCTGCCATGAATGCTAATCAACTATCCAGAATTGCCGGGATATCCTTCGACAAGTGCGAGGAATTGCTGGCCGAGTTAGGCATGAATGGTGTCTATTCAGTCGATGACGGAACCATATTTAGCCGCCGAATGGTCAAGGATCACGGCTTGCGTAAGTCTAGCAGGGACAGGATTTTGCGCTGGCGTAACGCAAATGTAACGCAAAAGAAACATGAATGTAACGCAAATGTAACGCCTCAGAGGTTAGAGGTTAGAGGTCAGAGGTTAGAAGAGAGAGAGAGGCCGCTACCGCGTCCCACTCGCGCGGACTGGATTGCTTACGCAACGGAAATCAAATGGAACCAGCGGGATGCTGAATCGGCTTTTGACTATTATGAGAGCAACGGATGGAAGGTGGGAGGCCGTGCCCCGGTAAAGGATTGGAAGGCTTGCGCTAGAAATTGTCAGCGGAGGAACCAAACAACCAACACGAAAGGAAACCAGCCAATGAAACCAGCACCACGAAGCCAATGCGAATC